GTTTACAAAGTCATTAAACTGCTTTGCAGTCTCAATAACATCTTGAGCAGTATAAGTTCTCAAAGGTATTTCCTTTTTAGTCTCAGAATGATTATCATTCCATGAATAAATGGTTTGTCTTTCATTCTCGATGTTGTTGATAATAATGCTCTCGGCGAGAGATAGTAAGTCGGCACGAATTTCGTAACCTGATTTTCCTTGATTTGACATAATTTCCTCCTGTGTGTATGTGTGTTTATGTCTGTATCATCATGATACAATTATATTTAGTGCATAAAAAAAGGGGTCTAAAAAGACCCCTTTTAAAAAGTTCTGAACTTTTTTACAGAATGTTGGACACTGCCATTTTTCTGTAGTATTGGTTTGAACCATCAGATGCTAAACCGTTAGCAGGTGTGCTTCCAACAAATGGGTTAGATACCATTCCGTATCTTGTTTTGAAACCTATTTTTGGTTGGAAAGTGTTCTCGCCAACTGCTCTCACCATTTGAAGTGGAACATATGGGCAATAGAACATACCAGCATCATAAGGGTTAGACCCTCTGTAACCAACTGTTAAGTAGTTTGAACCAGCATATGGGTCAATGTATACTTTAACTCTTCCGTTAAGAACACCAGCAAATGTATTACCTGTGTCATCAACATTCAAGTTAGTTGATAGTGCTGGAGCGTAGTCTAATACGCCTGCCATTGAAAGAGCAGATGCAACATCAGAAGAACAAAGGATAAAGTTACCTTTTCCTCTTCTTGTTTCTTTTGCGATTACATTTGATTCTCTTTCGATTTGGAATAACAATCCTTTGAATTTTTCAACAGACCATCTACCATTTGCATCAACATCTAAGTTGAATGTACCAGCAGAAGCAGTTGTAGAAGCACCAGTTTTTGCCTGGTTGTTTACTTCTCTTACAACTTCTCTGTTGATTTCTGCAAGAATTTCTGATGATAGAATGTTTGCTAATTCTGATTCAGCGTCAAGACCGTGGATTGCTTTTAAGTCTTGTGCTAGTTCGAGTGTGTACTCAGCTTTTAATGCTCTGGATACAGCAGTCACAGTTGATTTCTCAATAGTGAATGACATCTCATTGAAATGGTTAGATGCACCATCTCCTAAAGATTCTGCTGATGCTGTGCTCATGCCTGACGATGTTGCGTTCTGATAAGCAGATGACCCTGCAAAAGGGTCGCCTTCTGGATCAGCGTCCGCAGTATTATCGATATCGCCTGAATTCCCTGCTGAGAATCCAGTTCTTGGTTCGTTAATACCTAATGCTTCAGAGTTTGCTTCTCTTCCAGCATTGTTGTCGTCTTGATATCTTGCTTTCATAGCGAAGATAAGTCCTGTAGGACCAGTCATTGGTTGAACACCGCAAATGTCGTAAGCAACGAGATTTGGCATAGCTCTTCTAACTAATGAAATTAGGATTGGATCCCAATTTGAGATAGCAGAACTACCAGTAGCATTTAAAGGTGCTGCTTCGTCAAGTGATACTCTCTCTTCTTGTAGAGCTTTCTCTTGGTTTTCAAGGATAACAGCAGTAACCGCTTTCTTGTAGCCATCTTCGATTTGTGGTAAATCGGAGTGTTCTAGAATAGGCGACCACTTTTCTTGTAAATTTTCTGATAAGAACATTTCTTTCTTCCTTTAAATTTAACCTAATGGTTTTAGTTTACTTAATGCCTGAGAATACTTTGCAATTGAAGGGTCTAGTACAGGGTCTCTATCTTCTGATAATTCACCAATACCTTCTTCTATTACTGTTTCCTCAGATATGATTTCGTCATTTGGGAAGTATGCTTCCTTCAACTCAGAAACTTTCTCAGCGAAATCTTCTGAATCTGAAAAGTCTACTCCTTCAGATAATGAAATCATTTTCTCTTTTTGTGATTCTGATAGGTCTTTACAGGCCTCTCTTATCACATTTTGTCTTTTAAGATTTTCGTTCTCTTCGACTACTTCCATATTTTTAGATACTTCAGCGTCTAGTTTCTCTTCCATCTCGTCAAGACGATTTGCGAGTTCATCAATAACATCATACTTATCTTCTGGAACTTCAACATAATGTTCTACGAACAATGTTTTCAATCCTTCGATGAAGTTATCTGTCATTTCTGACCTCAAACCTCTCTCAATTGCAAGTTCGTTTTCTTTCGTCCACTCTTCTGCACAATACGATAGATACTTGTCAACTGCTTCCGCAAGGTCGCCTTTAACAGTTTCTACTGAGGTTTTTAAATTTTCTGCGAACTCTGATTCGAGTTCTTCTTTGATTTCTGAAACTTTTGATGATACAGCTGCTTTGAAGATGTTTCTTGCTTTCTCTGTATTCTCTTCTGAAAGTTCGAGAGCTTCTGAGATTTTATCTAGGTCGTCTTCTATTTCCATCTCAACTAACTCAGATTCAACTTCTGATGATTCTTTGACTTCTTTCTCGTCATCTTTCTCATCTTCGTCTTCGTCTTCGTCTTCTTTCTCTTCTTCTTCTACAAAGAATTTTGAGTAACCTTCTTCAACTTCGTCTTCATCTTTCTTTTTCATTAATTCAACGATGTTTCTTGCGATTTCTGCTTTAGTCAAGGATTCGTCCAACTCGTCTTCTTCGTCATCCTTTTTCTTGTCAGACATTTCTGAATACATAGCTTGTAGCTTTTCTTTATCCATGTCCTTCATAGCGTTGACCATTGCCTTGATTCGCTTCATCTTTCCAGGTTTCTCTTCTTCTGAGTCTTCTGCCTCTGAAACTTTTTTCAACTTAGGTTGCTTTTCAGGTGAAGATTCACCTTTCTGTTGTGCATCACCAGAAACTTCTTTAGTTCCTTTTTCAGCACTCTTAACAGATGCAACAGCTTTGTCAACAGGATTTTCTTCTGGTTTGACGACTTCACCTTTGCCTGATTCGATTTTCTCGGCGTCAGATGAACCTTGCTTAACAGGTTTCGAGTCACCCTTTTCAGCTTTAGAATCAGGCTGAAGAGCCTCCTCTATCGCTTGTTCTAGGTTTTTTTCTAAATCTGCCATTGTTTTCTCCTGTTTGAGTAATAACTCTTTTATTTATATGTTAGATGTTCTCAACGAACTTCTTCCATAGATTTAGTTTGGTTTCCTCTAGTTTGTTCAACTTGGCACTGCGTAATTCGTTCTGCATTGCTTCCATTTCTCTCGCTTTTAGAATACCATTCTCCATAACCCATTCAACTCCTTCCATAATGCCTTCTACGAATGCTTCAGGAGCGGAGGGGTCTGCAACGATGTCAGCGGCAGTTGCCAACTGAAAATCGTCTTTAACAACTTGAGCACCACCTTTCTGTTCTAGGGAACCTAGACCTCTAGATGATACGCCAAGTTTTGCACCATCATCAAGTAAGTTTCTTACAATTTGACCGTTTGGTGTTGTTAAAATCTTTGCTCTTCCCACAAAATTATCACCGTCTTCTTCTAGTTTGGTAATCATGTGAGATACTTTGTCTAAATTAATTGTTGGACCTTCTGGATGCCCTAGTTCACCGAATGCTCTATCTTTCTCTACAAACTCTTTGCGATATCGGTCAACTTCTTTCTGCATCACTTTCTTGGGATATACACGACCATTTCTATTTTTCAACTCTGCTTGCAAGAAGATACCTTCGATGAAGTAATCTTTACCACCTTTGTCGTTTGATTCAACGATAACAGGTTGTATTGCGTAATCTACAAATTCAGATATTAGTTTCATTTATAACTCCTAGTATTTCTTCTGCTGATATGTTTTCTTCACCCATTTGCATAATTACTTTTTTAATATTCTTCATATCTTTTTGTGCAAGTTTCATGTTCTTGTATGGGTCGCCCATTAGCATTCCATCGATATACACATGAATCTTACCTCTTTTATCTTCCCCAAATCGTATATCTAAAGTTCTTCCGCCGACTTTCTGTACTTCTTTTTTAACCTCAGATTGGTCTTTAGGAAGTTTGAATTTCGCCTCGTTTAACTCAGTCGTTATCTGTGTCCAAGACTTCTTCATGTTTTCCCTGTGCCCAATCTACAGACATTTCAACTCGTTTCATGTCTACTTGTTCGCCTGCCTTTTGTTTGATACCGTCAAAGATTGAATCTCTGGCATCTGTTAATTGACCTGCTTCAATTTGGTCTACTATCTTTTTACTTATGTCGTTCATTAGAACTCTCCTTCATTATCATCTTCTTCACCTCCGCCTTCGGCGTCAATCTCACCTTGGATTCTTTCTATATCGTCCTCAGTTTGATGAAGAATGTACTTCTTAACATAATCTTTTGAGAAGTACTGTCCAACATATGATTCTGCCTGTGAGAGAATATCAAGTCTTTCTCTGATAATCTCTTGCTCTTTCAACTCTGTGAAGTGGTTGTCTGTAGCAAAATCATAATGTATAAAATCTTTCATCATATCAAACTCTTCGCCTGATACAATATTTTTAAGAACCATTTGAGTTCTTAATAAATCAGTAAAGACTCTTGCAAACTTCATTTGAAGTCTCTTAGTGAACTTATTAAATTTAAGTTCATCTCTACTGATTTCTGATGCCCTACCCATGTTGAAACCGTTATCTGCTTCAAGTCTAGAAATAGGCACATTTAATGACCTGTAAAGTTTCTTTCTGAAATATTCTATATCTTCTATCTCAGAAAGATTCTGACCACCTGGTAAAGTCGTAATCTCTGTTCCTCGACCACCTTCTCTTCTTGGTAACCAGAAGTCTTCTAGCATCGACATATGGCGTCTATCGTCTTTTATTTCGCCTGTGTCTGCATTATAAACAAGTTTATTTCTATACTTGTTCATAGTATCTGCAAGGTATTGTTCCGCCTTGACTTTCGGAAGGTTACCAACATCAATATAGAAGATTCTTCTTTCTGGTGCTCTTGATATACGATAGATTACAAGAGCATCTTCCATCATTGATAACTGATTTGCAGTCTTCAATGCTTTATGTAGATAACCAATAACTACATTTTTAGTGTAGTCTAACATACCAGAAGTCGTATAACTTATTGCCTCTGGTGCGATTTTAACAGTGTTTCCTTCTGAAGCACTGCCTTTATCAAAACCTTTATCGTTGAAGACATAAAATTCATCAACTTTTTTAATTACTTCAATTTTTGTTTTAGGGTCTTTTTCTTTTTCAACATTTCTGACCTTTTTAATTTTCAAAGGGTCAATGTTTCTAATATCGACCATACCTGCTTGAGGTCTTTTAGAGTCTACAACCTTATGGAAGTATACTCTGCCATCGACATACCATTTTCTGAATAGTTCATGAGAGTTCAGATTGAACTTCATTAAAGATAGGATTGTTTTAAACTCATCATGCATCTTATCTTTGATGCTGTCTGAGAGTTCTACATCTCTTAAATCGAGTGAGACAATTCTATCTTGGGTATCTGAAACTATACATTCATTTACTATATCATCGATAGCAATATCACACTCAGGTACTAGAGATGTCTCACGGTATCTTCTAATGAGTGCAACCTCATTTTTGATACCGCCTTCCATATCAACATAGGAACCATATGCTCCACCTGATATGAAACCACCTGGAGTCGACTGTATGACAGGAGTTCCGTCATCTTCGACAGGTGCTACAAAAGACCTCGCTGAGGTCTTCTGTACATCTTTTCCTCGTAATTCTTCTTTCTTACGAGTTATTTCAAACCCAAAAATTTCCATAATAATATTTATAACACCTTAAATGGTGTTATTTTCACTAATTTTTTAAAGGACTCTTTCCCAATGCGAATACTGGAATTCAACATCAAATGTCTCCAATGCATCAACTGTTTCGTAAGATAAGTCAATTGCACCAATATTGGTTGGAAACATGTTAAAAAACTCGTATCTCGCTAGAACAGAATCATCTTTATTTAATTGTTCGACAAACGCTCTGTCTACTAGATAGTCAAGTGATGTCATACCTTCGCCACTGTCTAATTCTTGTATATCAGTTTGCCATGATTCAAGAGCAGTTCTTGCTGAAAATTCAACATCGTTAATTATAGTCACATTCCAAGGTTCAAATGTTCTGTCTCCTGCGAGTTTCAGAACATGACCTCTGAATTGTTGTTCTACAACACCTATCTGAGCAGCAGGTATCTGTGCTGACTGACATAAGAATTCAATCTTATTACCAGACCTTGGTATAAAAACTCTAAAACGGTTAGCTCTTGGCCCGCCGCCTATAAGTTGTGCTTTAAATTGGTCTATAGTTGCCATTTATTACTCCTTAAACTGCTCCGTAGATTTCTTCAAACTCGACACCGCTTCTAGCAGCAACGAAGTTTAGTGTTATAAAGTTAATAGATTTTGCAGGTTTCACAAAGATAGAACATACAAATTCGTTTCTATCGATAACTGTATCAGTATTGTTTGTTTCGTCACAAACTACTGAGAAATCTACAAGACCTCTTCTGTTTTTAACATCTCTTAGGAAAGGTTCTACACTTGCACGGAACTGAGCTCTTGTGAATGCATCGTTGAATTCAAAGAGTTGTGCCTTAGCAGCAGTTGCAATTGCCTTTTCTAATACGATGAATAGTCTTCTAACATTGATTCTATCGAATGCTGAAGGACTACTTAGTGCAGTCTTATCACCAAATAGAACAGTTCCCTGTCCTGGGAATGTCACTATTGGGTTAATTCTTGCACGGTATAAATCATCTCTACTTGCTTGTTTTGGATTGAAAGCAAGTTTAGTAATACCTAGGTATTGTCCTCTAGAGAAACCTGCAGGTGAGAACCAAGGGTCTCTTAATAGGTCACTTCTTGCCATAATACCGGCAGTGTGTCCGTTACCTGGAATCCAGCAATATTTGTCGTTGTATCTATCATACTGATAAATCCAACCTGAATCTAATACTGCATAAGAAGATGATGTGACTGATGCAAAATCATCAATAACATTTGTCTTCTGAGTTGATTCTGAGGTTTGTCCTACTACTGATTCTCTCATTGGAGATGCGACTACTATGCAATCTTTTCTTGCTTCTGCAAGTGCTATAGCACCATTTACGATAGTGTTATGAGCAGTTCTTAGATTACCTGTGTTAACCTCATCAGCACCTGAACCATCGTCAACTCTAGTTGAACCTATGAGTATGAATGAGATGTCTGATGTCTCTCCGTCTTGGAAGAACTCTTCTAGTGTACTTACTTTGTCTGATGCGACTGGTGAACGACCTGAAGCACCACCTGAAAGTGATGTATGTACTGGTAATGCAGGTCTAGAGAACGGTGTACCTGAAGCGGTAGCTAATGTTCTGTTCTCTGCAACACTTGACAACATAGTTGTTTCGTGTCCTGACCAGTAGATGTAATTTGAATTTCTTTCGATTACATTTTTGTAATAATTGTTGTTACCTGATGAATCTTTAGCATCTGAAGCAAGT